TCAATACCATGCTGGCTTTGTGCGTCTTGAGCAGCTTCAAATGTCCAACGTGCCTGTAACTTACGGCTCTTAGCTTCAACAGCCTGACGTAAAATCTGTACAGAGATTTGCTTACCACCGTTGCCTTCTAGAGCAGCAGTGTCATTACCTGTATAGAAGTTAGTTGTGTCTGTACCAGCTGGAGTGCGAGAATAAGCCTGAGCAATCTTGAATGGGCTTAGAGCTTCTTCACCTGCTGTTACGCTTGTCTGTGCTGCACTGTTGTCTGTTAAGCTGTTAGCATAACGGACACGTAGAGTGTGGATCTGACCAACTGGACCAGTCATTGGCTGAACACCAACTAGCTCGTTAGCGATAACTGTTGGCATTACACGACGGATAACTGGAAGAATTACACGGTTAAGTGTAGCAATGTTACCAGCTGTAGTTGTGCCTGCTGTAGATTCAGCAAGTAGTTGCTTGCGAGTGTTTTCTAAGATAACACCCATTGTTGAGCGGCGAGTGCCTTTTAAGCCTTCTAGTAGGGCTTCCTTGGTCTCGTCCCAACGGCTTTCTAATAGAACTTTTGACATGTTAATATTTCTCCTAATAATGTCTTTGTTTATAGCCCTGCCAGACGCTTGAAAGCGATTAGGTTATCAGAACCTTCCTCGACTTCAACTTCTTTTTTGGCAGATTTATCACCAGTAACTTCACTAATCATTGCAGATTCTGTCAAAGCTTGCTTTGCAACAACCTTTTTCTCAGAACCAGTGTTAAGAACTGCTGGTAGATACTTATCAAAAGTGGCTTTCAATTTTGGTGTCTGCACACTTTCTAGTAGATTCTTCATTACTTGAGCTTTTTCTTCGTTCAATGGAGCAAGTAATTCTGCCATTGTTTTTTCACGAAGATTTGACTCTTTAATAATGCGAACCTCACGTTCCTTACTTTCAACTAATTGCTTAGTTTCTTCCATCTTTTTGACAGATTCCGCTAATTGTTGATCTTTCTCAACTAGTTGTGCCATTAGCTTGCGTGTTTCTGCTTTCTCATTTAAATGAGTGACAGAGAACTCGCTAGCGAATGCTTCAAATAGACGGCGACCAAAATTGTTTTCGCGTGCCGATTTGATATCTTCTTTTAGTTGTGTTAGTTCACCTTTTAGATGTTTGGTAACTACAGCGTTCATTCTAGCTGCACTTTCAGCAACAAATTTTTGCTTCAATGCTTCTAGCTGTTGACGACCTTCAGCAACTAACTTAACCTTAGCTTCAACAACTGCTTGTTTGTCCTGTGAGAACTCTTTGATTTCACGGGCAAGTGCATGAACAACGAATTGTTCCAATTTTCCTTGGCTTTCTTTCATTGCCTTGCGATCACTGCGTAATTCTTTGATTTCTTCAGCTAACTTTGTAACCATAAAATCATTGAACTTGCTAGCATTTTCACGCAACTTTTGTTGTGCTTTTACACGGTCTTCATTCATTGCTTGCTTTTCTGTGTGAAATTCTTCAATTTCTTCAGAAAGGCTTTCTGTTACCATTTTGTCTAGGGCTTCAACCATCACACTACGATCATGTTCGTATTTTTGTGCGAATTCCTCACGCAATTCGGCACGAACTTGTTCGCGTGCTTCATTTAACTTGGCTTCCCAGGCTTCATTTAATTGTTGCCCGATATCCTCGTTAATTAAACCGCTCTCAAGTAGTGGTTTGATAGCATCAAACATGCCTATTCCCCTTTATTTAATTTTGAGATCCTTGATGAGGCGCATTACTTCCTCTCTCAAGTACTTCTCTACTTTTTTATTGCCGCCTGCTTCCTTAGCAATATCCAACAACTTATGACCATGACGCATGTTCATCATGCCTTCATAAATTGCTTTAGGATATGCGTTTGGGGCGCTAGGTTGAGCAACAATATCTACAGTAACTATTTCAAAGTCACTGACTCTTCCGTCCAAATCGTTCACATTACCTGATCCACGACTTGAAACACCTAGTTTTACACCACTCTGTAACATGGTAGTTACTAACTGACCCATTGGAGTAGGTAATATCTTTAATTTTCCGAAACCGTTAGGACCGTCCATCCACATACTTGTTATCATATGAGACACGCGATCCAAATTAATCTTTAGATCGTCTGGGTGATCTACTTCCCCTAACACTGAGTAACCAGTGGTGATTTGCTCATTTAAAGTTTTAACAGCGTTTTCAATTTCAGAAACGGGGTAAACACGCTCATTTGCGTTCTTTACCCCACCCTGAATGAAGATACCTTTCATGTAAAGGTTCTTCTTGTCGCCATCACCTTCACTTTCAACCACCATTCCGGCTCTGTCAAAAGTTAGATGTTCTTTGAGATACAAAGCCATTGTTCTCAGGTCCTATTACTTAACAATCTTCTTTACAGTCTTTTTAGACTCAGCAACTGGGCTCTTTACATTAACACCACTTGCTTGTGACTTAGTTGCAGCTGGAGCCTTGTCTAAATCTTGACCCTTGTGTCCAGGTGCATTCTTGAATTGACCAGCATGCTTAACTTGAGTTTCACCCTTTGCATATGCATTGCTTGGGCCCTTTGGACTTGTTGGAACTGATTCGTCATGTCCACTGAACTTTACTGGATGACTGTCCATTCCTGCTTGTCCGCTATTCTGAAGACTGGGGCTCTTTGTTTGAGCGCCATTGTCACCATGAGTTACAGAAACTTTTTGTAGTTGTACTGCTTCCATCATAGCTTCGTCACTCTCAGCTACTTCTTCCTCTTCGCCTTCGCCTTCGCCTTCGCCTTCTTCTTCGTCACCGAAATCTTCCTCTTCGCCTTCTTCTTGACCCATTAGTTCTTCAAACTCAGCCATTAACTGGTCTAGTTTATCTTCAATGCGAACTACGGCATCTTCAACTTCTTCGGAACCTTCATCGTCCCCCATTTCTTCGGCGTCAATGTCAACTACTTCTTCGTCGTCTAAATCAGCCATCATGTCGTCATCTTCACCTTCAACAACGCCAGATTCTTCTGCTGATATTTCGTCCATTAAGTCACCAACTTGACCTACCATACCTTCGTCCATGTCAGACATAGACTCATCCATCATTTCTTCTTCCATGATAGATTCGTAGATTTCGCGGCTCTTTTCTACAACGATTTCGTGAAATAGTTCACGTGCTTGTTCTTCATTCTCATTGATAATTAGGTCAATGAGTTGTTCAAATTTTTTGTTATCCATTATGAATTTCTCCTGATAAAAATGGCTTTGTAGAATTATTTAGCGGGTATCATAAAAAAGAGCACAATAAGTGCTCATTTTTTGCGTTTTTGTTTAAAAATTAGTTTATATGCTTGGAGCCGCTTCAGATTCGGGCTTTGCACCATATTGATCACGCACTTGTTTAAGATGTTGCTTCTTTTCAAAGTTGCGTACATCTAGCATTTTTCTTAATTTTCTTATTTGTTTTAGTGTTAACTTAGTCTTTCTAGACTGGCGCCATTCAGGTTTACTATTATCAGAATTAGCATTCTGATAACCTTCAATTGGCGGATCAAACATTTCTAATAACTTCATAATAGTATTTATGCTGCGGGTGCGCCAGGTGCTCCCGTTGGAGTGGCTGCGACACCTCCCCCTACAGGACCTGCTACTTCGGGTGCAGGTTCTTCTGTTCCGGGCCCTTGTTCACCTTGTTCTAACTCATCTGTGGTTTGTTCATCTGCTTGTATGTCACCGGAACTGACACCCACATTTCGTAAATCACTACCTTTAGGTTCACCGTCAGGTTCTTTATCGTTTTCTTCTCTCCAAAGTTGCTCATTTTTAGCAATTTCTTCTTCAGTTAGACCTAAGAATCTTTCTAATGCAAAACGCTTACTAATGTACGGGAAAGCTTCCATACTAGTAAATGTGCCAACCCGTGCATTATCTAGTTCACTTTGACGGTAAGCAGCAAAGTTCTGAGGCGGATTAAATCTTAAACTGAATAATCCACTATCAATATTGAACCCTCTCCAACGCAAAAATAACTTAAATTCTTCATCTAACTTCATTGCAAGATAACTTTGTAATCTTTCGCAATATTGGTTAAATCTAAATTCTTGAATCATTGCAGTACCAACACGGCCATCACTCAATGGTGTTGTATTGTCATCTGGACCTGTTGGTAAGTATGAACTTGGAACACGCAAACCTCGTGCCAATCTATTATTAAAATAACGCAAGTCGTCAATTTCACCAAGATTCTGTCCACCAGGTAGAACCTCTACAGAAGATCCTCGCCCATCCGCTGTAACAGGGAAGAAGTAATCTTCATTCATTGAAAGTGGATTGTATGTGGCGTCTACTATTGACTGCCCACCGTATACAGATGGGATTCTACGCTGGTGAATTTCGTTTTTAATGCGCTCTACGAATGCCATAGCCATATGACTTGGCATGTTACCAACGTCAATCTTGAACATTCTACGCTCAGGAGCACGTTGTACACGGTAGATTAGAACAGCATCTTCTAATAATTCTTTTTGTTTGTAAACTTTAAATATGTTTTCCAGTATTGACTGGCCAAAAGGCCAAAAGCGGTCCAATCCCTCAGTGAGGCTTAGATGAACAATGTGTTTAGCATCTATAGCAGACTCGCTTTGGCCAAGCGTAAATCTTGATCCTGTTGTATTATATGGCATTGCAGGAACAGTATAAGGTGTGTTGGTTCCGCCACCAGTGCCACCAAGACCTGTTGCTGGATTAGCAGCAAAGTCAGTATTGGTTTTTTGCGCAACTGATAGATTTTGTAAATTAATATTTAGGTCTTTAAGGACATACTGTTCAGGCTTTTTACCTTCGCTTTCGTTTACAATGACTTTAATAACTTTAACCATATCAACCCAATATAGTTTAAAGTTTTCTGGATCACGAACAAACACTTGGTCGCCATACTTTATAACGTTTCTAAAAATCTTAAAAACTCTGCTATCAAATTCGTTTAGTTTGCACCATTGTTGTAACTGAGTTTTTAGAATTTCAACTTCATGTGGGGTAGGATCTTCTGAAAAATCAAACATAAACGGTGTCTTATTATGTTCGTTTTTCATAGTACTGAATTCTGAAATGATGTCCAAACATGCATTAATTTCAGCATCCACATCCATCATTTCATACTGATTGTATCTTTCAATTCTATTTGGGTGACCTGTATAGACTTCGGGAAGTCTACTCATGTAATTTCTATAACCCCAATCTAAATTATTCCAACCTCCAGTGGAACTACCATTCTGTCCGGGACTACCGTTCCAAGCTCCACTATTGCTGTTAGCGCCTGAAATTGGGCTAGATACACCACTTCGGTTAAGGAATTTCTTTTTATAGGTCATAGTTAAGTATTTATTTTAAGTTTGCTGATATGTTAATATCCTGTCTTGAATATCATTACTAGTGGACAATTTATCAATCATTGCATCCAATTTTTCAGATAAGATTTCTATCATGCTGCCTTGCATTGACACAAGTTCATTCAAAGACTGATTATTAATTGGTGTTGTAGATGCTACGGATGCCGGAGTCATTGAGGGTAGTTCGGTCTTTTTTACTTCACTGAGTTGTGTTTTTAGATCGGCTAAATCAGGCATCGGTATAACAATCTCTTTGCCGTGCAGTAACACTGGATATCCGGATTCAGGACCACTAAATATTCCACCAAATTTACCTTGTTCTATTTTCGCAGCATCAATAGCACTAATGTCTTTTCCACCCTTGCCTTGCGCTATCACTGTTTCGGCTGTTTGTAACTTACTAGAAAAGTCATTATAAATTTCTTGTAGAGTTTTTATACGACCATAATTATCTTTAAAAACATTAGGGTTACTAGTGATTTGTTCAGGACTTGCAACAGTAGCCGCAGAAGCATTTGGATTGTTATCCATTGCTTTTAAGAATTTTGATGCCCCGCCTGCACCCAAGAAATGAGTTAGATATAAGTCTACATCCGATGCTTCTCTACCAGTGGCTTCTTCAATCTGAGACTTACGCTGGCGTGTCATAAATGCTGCAACTTCGGCGGATTTGACTGGGTCAAAGCGGTCTTGCAATGAGTAATTTTTACCCATTGCTTTTGTCATCTCTTCCCAAGTACCTTTAGTGAATTGGAATAATCCGGATGCAGACGATGTAGGCGCTTTCGCAATTGCAGAACCGCTAGATTCAACTTGAGCCACTTTTTTCAAGTAATCAGTCATATTTGACTTTTTACCCATCGCAACGTCAACTCCCTCACCCGCTACAGCCTTGGGCATACCTACAGATCCTCGCCCTGCACCCGCAGTGCTTGGTGCGACTCCTGCAGGTAATCCACGCTGGGTAGATGCTTTTGCTAATTCAGCATTTCTTATGCTTACTAATTTTTCATTAGATTCATTAAGTTTTTCTAAAAGTTCATTTGATTTCTTTTCTAACTCTTGCTTTTTAAAAGCAAGTGCATCCAAAAATTCTTTATTTTTTTGTTTGTCTTTTAAATCTTCTTCAGTCCACGTTCTATCTTTAAGAAACTCTTTTTTAAGTAAACTAAACTCCAGACTCTTTTCATCATTAAGTTTTTTAGTAATATCCTGAGTATTAGTAAGTTCATCTTGTAATTTTCTTGATTCTGCTTGAAGTTTTTTATATTCAGGTGATTCAGTTTCAGTAGTTGTAGTTTTTTTAGATTCGTATTCTTGTTGTAATGTAGCTTGTTTAGCTACGAGTTCCGCACGCTTTTTCTCTAATTCGGATATTTGTATATCTATACCCCGCTCACCAAATTCAGACTTTTTCTTACTTTGAAGATTTTTCTGTTGACTTGTTAATCCGGCTATTTCGGTTTCAACACTTCTACGTTTGTTATCTATTTCTATTTTTTCATCACGTGTTTTAGCGTTTTTATATCTTTGATCTAGTTCAGCCTTTTCATTGTTCTTTTCTTGAATCTTGATAGCAATCTGATCTAGTTCTAATTTAGTCTTATTTGCCTTTTCTATTTTTGCATTAGTTTCAGCTAATTCTTTAGCGGTGTTGGATAGTTCATGCTTAACATCGTCGGCACCTCTGAACAAATCACGAAAATCTACTGTATCAACCCCCGGTAGCATATCGGTTATCCAATATACTGTGTCAGCCAATGCTTTACCAAACTTGTTCAAACCTGTATATAATTTTTCAAATGCACCTGTTACTTGGGTACCCACTAATTGTATTAAACGATCCCTTGCTTGTTCAAAATTTCGTTCAGTCATGGCTCTAGCATTCTCTAAAGCTCTTTGAACATCATTTTCTCTTTTAGCTTGTTGCTCTGTCTGAGTAGCTACAGCAGCCATTTGTTCAGGAGTTTTTGAAAGCTGCTTATTGACTTGATCCATCAATTTTGCATTACCCATCATTTGTCGCGTAACTTCTTCATCAGCGCCAAAAGCATTATTTTGTATTTGTGATAATTTTTTACGGTTTTCAGTATCCACGCCTAGTTCTTTTGAATTCTCTTTTACTGCTTTTGCGAATTCGTAACTAAATTCTTCTGCTGAAATTGTACCTTGTTTAAATCTATTGATTAGAATTTGTACCTGAGCTCCGGTCTGAAGGTACAAATTAGTAGCTTCGTCAATCGTTGGGCCAGCATTTGCAAGTAAATTTCTAACTCCTTTTCCTGTTTCTTCACCGTACTGCTCCATTAATGTAACAAGTTTTTTTACTCTTTCTTGTTCATCATCTGCTAACTGTGCCAATACGGTTCTGAACGTGATATCGGACTGAATAGCCTCTTGTTGTCTTTGTAAATTATCTCTTGATTCACCTGTTAATTTTGCCAATTCGTCCAAATTTTTCGCATATTTGGAACTTCTTTCTGCTAATTCTCTAACTGATAAATTTTGCGTTCTTCCCAATCTACTGATCATGCCTTGATAATCAGTAAATGTTTTAAATAAAGTTTCAGAATTGTAGCCCAACATTCTAAGTTGTTCTTCAACTTCGGTGTTTTTAATTTCCTTAAATGTATCTGAAACTTTTTTAGCACCGTCTGCTGCGGTAACACCTAAACCAGCTAAGTTAGTACCAGCGGCTTTTAATATTCCGGTGAACTTGCCAATTTCATTTACAGTGAACCCTGCATTTTGCAGGTTACTGAACATTTGCGAAATGCCTCGGAAATCTACAGCACCTAATTCACTAAGTTCTTCGTAGGCTTTGTTTAATGCTTCGTTCTGTTTAAATACTGATCCAACTAATTTAAATAGTCCACCTGCAACAAATCCAATCGCTTTACCTAATGGACCTAAATTCTTAGTTACGTCAATTATTCCACCGCCAAACTTATTAAGAGTATCACCGTATTTGCCCATACCCTGTGAACTATTAAAGAAATTTTTTGCAAGGTCATTACCGGCAACTCTTGATAATTCTTTAAAATTCTTTATTAAATCTTCTTCAGACTTTTTGCGTTGCTTTTCTCTATCCTCTTGTTCCTTACGGGCCTTACCTTCTTTTATAAGTTGCTCTAAAACTTCTTTCTTTTCCGCTAACTCTTTCTTTTGAACATCAGTTAATTCGGCAATACTAGAAACCCATTTACCATTTTCATTCTGAACGTATCCATAACTTCTTACGGTATCTTCTATTGCCGCAACTTGCTTGTCTACAGGACTAATTACTGCTTCTTGCTTTTGAATAGCAATGTCCATTAATGAACTATACTTCTTCCAATTACCGTTACCGTCTTTAATATAGCCAGTATTTCTTAAAATAGACTTATCGGCTTCATTCAATGACTGAGCTAGTTTCTGCAATCCTTCAATTGTAACGTTCTGTGCAGTTATAGATTCTAAATTTAGCGGAGATTGTGGCGTAACAGGTGAACTTAAATCGGGTTGAGATGGTGCAACTACGGGTTCCGGAGTTATTTTGCTAGTAGGTTGCGCTTCGGTAAGACTTTCGGCGATCGGTATTCGTGATGTAGGTTTTAATGGATCAACAGCTTCTATGATTTGTCTTGTTCGTTCTTTGTGTCTTTCGCTTATTTTTGTTGTAGTCGTTTTATCTTTCAACAAGTCTGAAAGACTTGAAAAACTTTTTATTAAGTTCAATGTTACATTGTTTAATCCAGAGAAACTTCCTGCCATGGATTTCAACACATTGTCAAAAATAGAGGTGTTTAGATTCGTTTGATTAACGTCTGATTGAGTTTCAGATGGTTTAGTAGGATTCTGAACTGCACTAGATGAGTTTTTTATTAATTGTGTAAGTTTGTCAAATTCGGATGCTAACTTGTCTACAGATTTTTTAGTATTATCAACACTTTTCTGCAGGTCTTTAGTCTTGACTGTTTCCGTAGTGGAACGAACTGTTTCTTGAAGTTCTTGGAAGGCTTCGTTCAATTGACGAATTTGTTCAGGATCTAGGTTATTTTCATCCATTTTTGCTACTTATAAATATAGAAGTATTTATGACCAAATATTTGGAGATTTTAGATCATGATGGATAATCCGTTAAAACAGTATTTTCGTAGACCTGCTTTGTACTTAAAATTACCAAGTAAAGGAAACTTTTACCCGGAGGGAGCAATTGACTTGCCTGAAAACGGTGAGGTACCTGTTTATCCAATGACAGCGATTGATGAAATAACTACAAAAACCCCCGACGCATTATATAACGGAGTAGCAGTAACAGATATCATAAAAAGCTGCGTTCCAGCTATCAAAAACCCATGGTTAATGCCTGCTGTAGATTTAGATCCCATCCTAGTAGCAATCAGAGCAGCTAGCGGTGATGGAAATTTAGAATTAGAAAGCACTTGTCCAAAATGTTCAGAATCTAGTAGTTATGGAGTAAACCTCAGCGGTGTGTTACAAACATATACTCCGGGTGACTACGATACCCCGTTGGACTTAGGTGAGTTAAAGATTAAATTTAAACCACTTAGTTATAAGCAAATCAACGATGCCAACATTGCACAGACTGAATTACAACGGGCTATGATTCAGGCTACATCCATTGAAGATGAAGATACCAAACTTAAAGAAAGCAGTAAGTTGTTAATAGCAGTCAACAACATAACGTTATCTATAATGTGTGAAAGTATTCAACATATCAAAACACCTACAATGATTGTAGATAACAAAGATCATATACTTGATTTTTTGAAGAATTGTGATCGCAATACCTACGAAAAGATTAAAAGTGTAAGCATTGAGTTGAGAGCATCTACTGAAACCAAACCATTAAAGTTAAAGTGTATTTCTTGCTCACACGATTATGAGCAACCATTTGTATTGAACGTTTCTGATTTTTTCGCCTAAAGCTTCTTAACCTAAGACCCGAAGAGGTCAAGAAGCTACTTGATGGCATGGAAAAAGAAACCAATCTTATAAAAGAAACGGCTTTAAGATTTTCATGGTATATGCGGGGCGGAGTATCTTATGTTGATGTGTTGAACATGTCAGCCCAAGAAAGAGAAGCCCTAAGTAAAATCATTGATGATAATTTAGAGACAACTAAGAAAACTCAATTACCATTCTTCTAGCCGTTATTATTCATTTATCTAACTATCGGGTTTACTTAATAGATGAACTTCGTTCATCTGAGAACTTCGCTACGCTCGTTCTCGGGTTTACTCTTAAAAACTGTGTTAATTTTTTTCTTTAGGAAGATTATATTGCCGCTTTGAAGCCATGGTAGTGCTATTCAGCACTACCAATGGAAACTTGCCATGCCCGTCATCCATAGCTGCTTTTACCCGTAATATTACCTATTTCTGATATATTACGCTACCGGTTGCCCTGTAAAGTTTATGGTCTGTAGTAAAGCTAATGTCTCTAGACACCGCTTCGGCAACGCACATCCTATAACATCAAAGCAGAGTAGTTATAGGCTTGTTGAGTGTTCGCTTTGTCGATTGCACTCTCGGTATTCCGAGGACAGGAAACTATCCTCGTTTACTCCAGATCCGTCAGCACAGCACTATCTGTACAAACTCAAGGAGGTCTGACAATTCAGACAACTAATTTTTAGTGTAAATTTAAAGTGGGAAGTATGTTTTTTGTTTGGATGTTTGTTATTGACTTGGTGTCATTTGAGCCTGAATATGTTTTTACTAAATCAGTGTTATGTTTAAAGAAATGTTCAAATTCTATAATAAGCCAGTCTTGATATTTTGCTGATGTATAATATAAAAATTGGTCTGTAATCCAAGTTAGTTTACTCTGTACGCAAACAAACTTGCCCTTGCGATTAAATTTCATGAACAGAATATTTAAATCGTCGGGTTCACTAACATCCATCATTTGATCTAGCCAAGCATCTAATACTTTGCAGTTACCTGTAAGTACTAAATGAAAGGGAAAGTCAGCATAACTTTTACATTCTGCGTTAAATTTAGGAAAGCTTTGACCGGGAACAATGTCACCTTTAAAGCTTCTAACTTGACCTTCATGTAAAACTTGCTTGCGACTTTGATTTTTTCCACCAACATAAGCTCCAGAACCAGGAGCACGGATAAATGATTCTCCGTACGCCTTAGTTAGATACTGTGCGATTTCTCGCTCAAAACTAGAACCTTTTTGTTTTTGTGGACTTGGCATGTGAATACTTATGTTAGTTCAATGACATTGAAAATTATTCTACATCAACTGCTGTGTTGTATGATGTAAAACCATTTTCTTTTACGACTTTTAATACATTTGGTACTCTTCCCGCAAGTTCTTCACGGTGTGATACTAGCCAAATTGATTTATGTCTACGACGGCTCATGTCTTTAAGAATAGCAATAGAGTTTTCTACACCTATCGTATCTAAACCTGAATCAATAAGTTCGTCAATAAACAGTGTATTTATTGGGCTATAGAGATTTTCCCATACATCACGGAAAGCAAAACTTAAACCAAGAATCAATCTATTGCGTTCACCACGACTTAAGTTATCAAAGTCAAGTTCACGACCTAACTCTGTAATTTCAACTTGTAAATCATTTTTGAATACAACTTGATGCGGCAAACCAATTTTATCAAGATAGTGCGTTAATCTTGCGTTCAGATAGCTTAGATTCTGATCAATGATCTTTTTACGGACAAAGCTATCTTTGCTGGTCAACAAATCAAGTAAGAACTTTTGATGTTCCATGGTTCGTGTGATTTGATTTATCCTATCAAAATTAACTTCCTGCAATGCCTGACTTTCCATTTCAGAGATTTGTTCTCCGTATGGATCAGTTTCTTGTGTTTTTTGTTCTATCTGAGTGATTAAGTTATCAACCTCTGAACTATGCTTGACCGCCTCAGCTTCTGTTTTATAATGAGTCGTGGGTTCTTCCATGACTGTAACAGGATTAGCAACTAGTTCATCTAATTGAAATTTATAGTCTTTTAATAGATTTTCACTTTCAACCAAAAGATCATATTTGTTTTTCAGCACTGTAGTATGCTGTTCATCATGGAACTCTTGGCCACAAGCATAGCACTTATGATCTTTGAGCGTACTAACTTCAGTTTCTAGTTTTGTATAGTTTTTACCTTCTTTGGCAATATCTTTTCTAAGGCTATCAACTTTACTATCATATGCAGTTTTCAGTACAACCTGTTGGTTGTATGTAGCTAAATCTTTGTGAGCCTGTAGTTCATTTTCAATGTTGATTTGACTCAATCTTGTATACTGAGTAGCAAGCTTTTCTAAATCTTCGTCATGCTTTAACTGCCAAAGCTTTTGTCTACGCTTTAGACTGTCAATCTGTTCTTTAACTCTCTTGTTGGCTTCTTCTACTGCCTTAATACGGAATTCTTCTTGTTGGATGCCGTCTTTACTCTGACGAATCAAGTCTTTGATAACTTCAGCTTTTTCTGAAAGCAAAGTAATACCCAACAGTTGTTCAATGATGTCCCGTTGTTCGTTAGATTTTAATGCAAGGAAAGGTTCTGAATATGTGTTCAACGCAACAATGTGACGGAACATGTCAGGAGTCATGCTTAACACACGCTCAATAGCAGATTGTGTTTCTTTGTTTTCACCCTGCTGGTCTTCGGTTGCTTTTTGTTGAACATCATTTACATAGAACTTAAGAATGTTTGGCTTACGACCACGCTCAATTTTGTAGTCAGTACCGTTAACATTAAACTCTAATGTAACCAACATGCCTTTGGCATTTGTTCTGTTAACCAAATTGTCTTTGCGAATATTATTGATCGGAACTCCAAACAACGCATAGCATAGACCCTGAATCAATGTGGTTTTACCGGTACCATTTCTGGCACCGTCGCCACCTAAGTCTAAGTTTTCACCTAGAATCAATGTTAAATCTTTTTTGTCAAAGTCAACTGCCTGTGTAACTTGTCCAATACTTAAAAAGTTCCGAAGGGTAATATTCTTTAATACAATCATAGGTTATTATAAATTTCTAGTAACATCTTTTTGTCAAAGCTTTTGCTCTCAATACTATTGATTTGATCTAATATGATCTGGTCAACGCTTTCAAACTTAAGCCCATCGTGTCCTTGAGTTTCTGCTTGTTCCAACTTCATTGGTATCAATGTCATTTCACGCAACTTATATTCGGGAATCCATGTTTCACGCAAAAAGTTAGCCTCCTCATAGCTGATTTCAATGTCTAGATGTACTCTAACATGGCTGTCAATCAAAAGATAGCCTTCTGGTTGTTCTAGTATTTCGCTGAGTTTGTGTACACGGTAAACGGGCTGTCGTGGCCAGCTATGAAATACAGGCTCCTGACCCCATTCTAGTACCATCATACCACGTTGATCATCTCCTGCATCAGCATAGTTATGCGGGAACGCATTACCAATATACCAAATATTTTTACGGGCTTGACGTTTATGAAAGTGACCACTGAATACCATTCCGGTGTTACTAAAATCATTTTCTGTTATGGATCCGTCGTGTTCCGGCATCAACACCTGAGCATTCATATAAAAATTAGGTAATTCAAAATGGCCAAATATATAATTAGATTTTATTTTTTTTACTCGCTGTAGTTCATCACCCATTAACCAAGGGCATAGAGTAACATTCCCATCTGTAAAAATATCATTAATAATATGTACATTATCTAAATAACCTGCCCAACCCACACTGTGGACATCCCGTCTATCTCTATAATATAAATCATGATTTCCGGTTATAAAAAAAACTTGATTAAAGTTTTTACTCAAGGTTTCTAAACACTGCATAGAAAAATGTAAACTATGTACATTAATACTAGCACGATGGTTATGCCAATCACCGCATATTATTGCCGTATCACATCCTTCTAATTTGGCAGTGGTAGAAAACCACTCTACAAAATTTAAACAATCAATGTTATGTTGAACACTATTGCTTTTTAAACCAACATGAAGATCGGTCATTACCGCTGCTTTTTTAAATAAATTTGCCATATCGTATATTCTACATTAGATTATGCCATGTGTAAAGAATTAGTTTACCCGATGATAAATAAAAATGAGGATCGCGGTATTGGTCGTACCCACCCTCTCTACGATTGAAAAGGAATCACAGCAATGATATTTATAAACAATAAATACACCTCTGTTTATTACAAGATAATAGAGCGCAGCAGGAACAGAAAAATTTCAGGTTATACAGAAAAACATCACATTATACCGAAGTCACTGGGCGGAACCAATGAACCATCTAATCTTGTTAGATTAACAGCCCGCGAACATTATATCTGTCATGTTCTTCTAACTCGGATGACGGAGAACAACAATAAAGCAAAAATGGTTCACGCTGCGGCTGCATTCATATGCTGGACATCTAAAAACCATGCAAGAGCTATAAAAATTAATTCTCGTGTTTTTGAAATGCTTAAGAAATTGCGACAGAAAAATCTTATTGAAGAAATGTCCAAACTTGAAAATAAGAAAAAATCAAGCGATGGTGCTAAGAAATTGTGGTCCTGCGCCGGCTATAAACAACAAGCATCTTCTAAAAGAAAACTACTTTGGAAAAATTTGGAGTACTTAGAGAAGATGAAACAACGCAAAAGAACATTTAAGAAGGTTACTATAAATGGAATAGAATATTCGTCGCTTAAAGAGGCCGCCGAGCGATTAAATCTGAATCCTAGCACCATATCAAAAAGATGTTCCAGTAAGCATGAAAAATTTACTAACTGGAACTATATTTAATTACTCATCAAACATGACTGCGCCACCGGCGCCTGCACCCTGTCTAGACCAACTTGGGTTAAGTCCATTTAGTTCTAGAATGTCATCACGGATGTTTTGATTACGCTTTTCAGTATTCAATACACGGCAAAAACTATTGGTAATAGCTGCGGTGTAGTAAGCAAACGGGTTACTAGATTTGGCTTCGTTGAAACGCAAACCAACATAAGTCAACTGAAGAATGGCACTGTTACGCATTTCATCATTGTATGTATAACCTCTCCAGTTATACTTCATGGCGTACTTTTCGCACATCATAATATACATGCGAGCCAGTTTATTGGTAATTTTACCGTGGTCTTTGCTGAACTGACCCATCTTTAAACCACCGGTCCAATGACTCTTTCCGACACAATAAAATGTATTGGTTTCGTCAATTTTGTAGTGTTGAAATGGTGGGAAATTAACCTTGACATGAACCATATCATCTACTTCATCTTTAGTTGTGCTATCTTCTAAATCTGCAAAGATTTCATCGGGATCCGGCTCGTCAAAGTCAAATATGTCTTTGGCGCTTTTCTTTTTTACAGTTTTTCTGGGCTGTTTCTGACTCAATGGAATATGATCCCAAGTCATAACTCTAAAGACTAAATCGGTAGTTAGTATAGTGTTCGGGTCAACTTTTTCACCGGTTTCTACTGATAACCTAGCTGCGCGATTTTCTTTGGCTAATTGAATAATTTCTGGTTTGTTAGCATGCTCAAAACACTTTTCTAATGTTTCATGGGGCATGTCCACAATATAATCGTAACGGTTGTATTCTTGTTTTGTGTAGTAACAATATGTTGTTTTGCTTTCATGAATTTCCTTCAATATATCTTTATTGTTAAGATAATTGACGGGTTTTTTGGTAGGTAAAGTCATAGGTTCCTTTTATAATTTGCTAGCAATGTAGCATAGAAGTTGCAAAATTGCAACAGTTTTAGGGGAGAAAAGGGAAAATGTAGTGCTTTTATTTATCATAAATATAATTAAGGATACAAAGATAACATGCCTCAATATACAAATACGAGTACTTCAGGCTTAGGTTTTACAGTTACTACGGTTTTAGATACTGAGACTAACCTGCAAACTATTACAGTTACTGCTCCAACTGGTCAAACTGCTACAGCAACTCAACCTGCTAATTTTACAAGACCATCTAGTGCGACTGTTAATAGTTTAACATCACAATTGGAAGCAGCAGGGGCACGGAATGTCAATCTTACTGATATAGGTAG